GGCCCGCATCTTCTTGGCCACCGCCGCCACATCTGGGAACGCCACGGCCGGGGTTGGGGTCGGGGCTGGGATGGCCGGGATGGCGCCGGTGCGGAACACCACATAGCCGATACCGAGAGCAGCCACTAGGAGGATGCGTTTCATTTCTTCTCTCCCTCGCCGCCGAGGATCTCCCACATCAGCTCACGGCAGAGGCTGGCACCCTGCTTCATGCCGTCCCGATCGAGGTCGGCAAGCAGATCGATGAGTGTGTGCGTCCACTGCTGCTGCCACGCTTCCTTGGTGGCGTCGGCCGGCCGCAATGCGGGCAGCCTGCGAAGTGCAGAGAGGAGGAATGGGTAGCACGCTGCCAACCCAAGCCCGCTAATTACCAGGATATCGAGCCAGCTCATACTCAATCGCTCCACTGATGAGGCCAGCGATGTAGTCTGCCAGCTCCTTACCGGGTGGCGTCAGCAGGATTTCCTTGAGGAGATGGGCAATCTTGTCATCGAGCTTCAGCTCGCTCTTGCTGGCGAGGAACTCAACGAGTCGCATCACCTCAACCGCGCGTGGCTGGCCCGGAGTGGCGGCTGCGATCGACGGGAGAATCTGGAGGGCCGGCGACCACTCCACCAGCAGGCGAATCTTGGCGGGCAGCGAGAGGATTTGTTCGGCCATGATGTCTCCCGAAAACGTAGTGATTCTTGGGGCGTCTCTTCCTCCTGCTTATGGACTCTGGGTTTGAGGGATCGGCATAACTGGCGATCCGCTTGCGGGCTGCGTCCGGGTCGAGAGAGACTGCCGAGCAGGCCTCGGGGAATGTGATCACACCCACGCTGCCGGCCAGCCAGTTGCGGGCCGTGATCTTGGCCTCGATCTCCTGCCGCCTGGGCGGCGCCGGCTGGCTGGACACCACCGCCGTGCGGCACAGCACCATGGCACAGATCGCACGGTAGCTGGCCTCCAGCTCGCCGGCAGACAGGGCATCGAGGTCTTCTAGGACGATGGCATCAAGCGGACTCACTCTTCCTCCTCGCGATCTCGCGGTCGAGATACCATCTAGCTTTCTCAAGATCCTCGATCGGCTTGCCCTTGAGGTCGCAACGCGCGATGTACTTCACACAGTTCCCAAGATGGAACGACAGGTGCCACGCTTCGATCACGTTGATCGGCTCGACCAACGTCGCCGTGTAGTGCGGCGGGTGGTCGATCATGTCTAGTCTGCTGTTCCCCGCGGCTGGTGCTTCCGTTTTGCAACAGTCCGCGGCGGCCTTGTGCATTCTGCTTTCCACCTTGCTTCCTCCCTCTCCACATCCGCGGGGTCAATGCCGCGGTACGTTCCCTGCTTCATGCACCACTGCCGGTACTCACGGTGAATACGGGCCAGCGGATCCTCGGTCGTGTGCGTCACTCCCATTCCTCATCCTCGAAGAACCAAGAGAATGGATGCTCGAACATCACTCACCACGCCAAGCCTTGGTGACTGCACCGAGGATCGCCCAGAACATGGCATCATGTTCGTCATCGATCGGGAGCGGGCAGTCGTGGCGTAGGACATGGCAGTATTCCTCGAGCAGGGTGTCGGCCATCACGCTGTCTGATGCCGAGGTGATTCGTATCAATGCACGGCCGTCACCGATTAGGCAGACGCCGTGCAACCCCGGCTGCTTCTTGATGACTCGAACAACTATCGGAGTCCTCGCTGGGTAGCGGCGCCGCAGCCACCGCAGCATGCTGCGCAGATTCGTAGGCATGGCAAAGCAGGGGTAGGTCGGTGAGTCGGATCGTCAGCAGCCAACCGTTGGCACTGCGGCTGGTGCGGTGCATCACGACCGGGGTCTTTCTCCCAGCCTGCTTCACTGCCAGCCCCATTGCTTTTGGCAGGGACAACCGCTCGACAAACTTGATCTCCCAAAACAAGCTTGGCGTCTGGTCAACAATGATGTCGGGCGAGGCGCCGCCCTTGGCCCAGCCCGAGAATTGCTGCGACCTGCGGCAGGCCCAGCCGAACAGTTCGCGGAGAGTCTGACACGCCAACAGCTCCGCTCTTTTGCCCTTGGCTCGTGAGTCTATGGCCACGGGTCACCTCCTCTTCTGGTGCGATCGTTCAGAAATTTCTCAGGTATGGGTTGCTTTTCGTATGGCAATGCCCTGCGGTTCTTGAGCGCCGCCAGTTTCTCAAGTTCGACATGGCCGTCCTCTTCCTCCTTGGCGGCCAATATCGATCCCTTCGGTATCTCCCCGTAGTGCGGCAACCTGTCGTGGACGGCGTGGTGGCATCGACAACACAGCGATATCCACGACTCGCCATTCGGGAGATCCTTCCTGCCAGGCCCAGCAACGATGTGGTGCAACTCCATCCAGCGTCCTGGCCTGTCAGCCGGCCAATGGCATACAGCACAGCGAGGGTGAGCAAGCATGTAGTCATTGCGTGTGTACTCATTTGACTCGCCCTTGAGTCGCGACATCATCTGCTGCGGGTCTTCCATTACTCGAGGTCACGTTTGAATTCGCCGCACCAGACAGATGCGGACACAACAGGGAACTCGCCATTAAGCAAGCCAGGATGGAAGAGTGCGGGCGGGAAGCGAACACACCGCCCGTACTCTGCCGCAGCATCCCCCGAGAAGTCATCGACCTCGATCTCGATGTCGGTTTCTTCTGCCGCATCCATGCGCCGGAAGTAGCGGCAGTTGCCGCAACATGCTGGGCCGGAATGCAGGAGGGAGTACATGTGACCCATCCTATTTGCGTGTCAATCGCGTCACTCGAACGCAGCATCGGTTCGCTTGAACTTCACCCAGCCGTTGTTGTCGAGCCAGTTGCCGTCCTTGTCTTTCTTCTTCGGGAAGAGCTGGCCGCCTTCACGCTTGGTGCCGAGAGCCAAGCAAGCCCCGCACTGGCGGCAACGCATCTCATGGAACTGGTTGCCGCCGTTCTCACGCACGACAGGCACAGCACCAGGGGCGCCGCATGCACCGCAGGTCGTGTTGCCGAACACTTCGACCGCGGATGCGAGCTGCACGAACGCATCCTTCGAGTCCTTCCCATCTACCTCCACATCGAAAGCTTGCCCCTTGTATCTAACCTTCATCGCGCCATCTCCTAGTGGTTAATCAACTCTGAAAACAACGTCTTACAAATGCCTTGGGTAGTGTCTGCCTCTCTAGGAAACGTAGAGTGAGTGCGGAGGGAGGGCCGTCACGGGGGTTACCCGTGCGACCCTCGACTCCACGATCTCCGTTTGCCTCTCTGAGGTATCCGTGTCGTTTCGTGCGACCCAGGTTCGTGCGTGGCCTGGGCTTGCAGCTTCTTTCGCGGACGCATCCGCTTCGGCTTGGGCTATCTGCTTTCGGGCTTGCCCTGCGTGTGTTTGCCGACCGCCACCATCTGGCTCTGCCTTCAGCCCCGAGGGGCCGCAGTTACCAGCTCCGCTAATGGAACACGCTCTGCCTCACGACCCATCAGTCCTATCGTGAGCGTTGTTTCTGACTGTCCCTCCGTGCCACCTCTCGTCTGATCGCCTCAACGTGTATGCGGTTCTTGCAGCTCGATTCGTTTATGACCCACCGGAGATACCCGGTATCGACAGTGCGAATCTTCTGCCCTTTGAATTTGCCGAACAGCATGTGGTTTTCGATGTACCAAGTTCTCTGCGGGCGCTCGGGCCGCTCGGCTTCAGCAAACACATCCCGTTCATATACGGCGAACCGGCCGTGCGCTGTCAGCAATTTTCTTTTCTCGACCTCGAGGGCGTGGCGGGCGGCCTCCTCACGGGCCATAGCAGCCCGCTCCTCCGCGATGACGGCATCTATCTCGGCTGGCTTTTGCCGGCCCTCCGTGGCCTTCCTGACCCGCTTGAGCAGCTCGCCCTCCAGCTCGGGGGCCAGCACCTCGACGCCGCTGCGGAGGTCGCAGTGCCTGCTGGTGTCGGTGAAATCGAACACCTCCGCGAACGGCTTGCCGCTGGCGGCGATGGCGGCGCGACGATCCGCTGCCGTGTGCAGGCCGTCGATCACACCGGGGAGAACCCGGGTGCCGCGGCCGAACATCTGGATATAGAGGCTTTTTGATTTTGTCATTCGCGCCAAAAACAGTTTGGCGAGGGGTGGAAAGTCATAGCCGATGCAAAGGCATCCGACATTGAGGATGATCTGCACCTCACCTTCCTCGAAGTCGCGGAGGTGCTGACGCCGCTCGTCCATTTCCATCTTCGAGTGGACGATGGCGGTGTGGATCCCCCGTCTCCAGAGGATCTCTCGCAGCATCTCGGCATGCTTGATCGATTGGCAGAAGACGATGGATGGTTTGCCTTCGTAGTACTGCTCGACCATTGAGGCGACGGCCTGCAAGTTCGCCTCCAATCGCAGCAGGGCATCCATCTTCTCTTGGTCGAAGTCACCGAACCGCCCCTTGAATGCGGACAGGTCAAGGCCTTCGAGCAGAACAGTCCATAGCTTGGTGGGTGCGAGGTAGCCATCCTCGACCGCCCGCTGGTACGGGTAGTCGAACGCCACCGGCCCGTACCAAGCGGTGAGCGGATCACCCGAGCCTCGCTGCGGGCTGGCAGTCATGCCGACAACCTTTGTGCCGGCTTCGCGGAAGTAGCCCAGCATCTTCAGTGATGCCGGCGTGTAGTTGAGATGCGACTCGTCAATGATCAGCAGCTTGGTCTTTCCAAGAAACTGCTCATACCGTTTGCGAGAGAGCAGGCTGGCGTAGCAGGCAACGGTCACCGGCTCGCTCGAGCGCAGGAACCCCTGCTCGACGCCGCATGGAATCCCCCGCGATCTGAATCGGGCGGCAGTCTGCCCGACCAGATCGATGAAGGGGCTACAGATCACCGTGCCGTCGCGAGCATCCATCTCGTCAATCAGCGCGGACGCCACCTCGGTTTTGCCGGTGCCAGTAGCTTGCGTCAGCAGACATGAGTCGTGTTCACGAAGCATGTCAACCACTGCCGCGACTGCCTGCTGCTGGTACGGTCGCAGCGTGATGCCAGCCGTCGCCGGCTTGGCTTCTCCTGCGAACAACCGAAATAGCTCTGTGTCTTCCATGACTTCAGCGTCCTATTGGGTTAGCCGTCCTTGCTCCCATCCACCGCGACTTCTCCGTCTCCTCGCTCCAGCTCGACCGGAACGCTGCTGTTTCCCTTGCGATGTCGCTTGGGGTTGGATCGTCCAGTTCGTTTCCGAGCATTCGATACTCGAAGAACAGGCCCAGCAGGGATTGGTGCGTCATCCCGTGACGCTTCGCCACTATCCCCACCTTCGTGTCCTGGCACTCCTTGAACAGTCTCCGCACATCCTGTGCTTCCATGACTCACTTCCTCCATGAAGAAGGCGGAAAGTTTCTCCGCGAACATCCCACGCAGGATGTCGTGTTCCGCCATCAGCCTGCGAACATCAGCCTTCAGCGCGAGCAGTGATCCAATCACAAGCTCGAACTGCTCTTGGTCATGCATCACGAACTGGTCGCTCGTTGATGCAATCTTGTGGGCAGCATCCGCCGCGATGAGCATCCGTTGCTTCATCGCCAGCATCTCGTTGGGTGCAATCACTTCGCACCTCCCACCGGCTCGGGCTTCACACCAGCCTTGGTCGCCGCCGCCTCGATCGCCTTGATCCGCTGCTCCGCAAGCTTCACCAGCTCGGGGAGATCGGCGGGGTTCATCTCACCAGCCTCGACCTTCTGACGAACCTTCTCGATCTTTGCATCGACCGCCTTTTGGTTGGCCGCTGCCTGGATCGCATCGCTAGCCATCTGCTTGAGGCCGGCCCAAGCTTCGAGCTGCTCCTTCGCAAAGGTCGTGACCTCCGCAGCAACGTCTGCTGGCGTGTCATCGACACCCTTCGCGTCCGTGTCCTGCTCGGCCGCGAGGTCGAGCAGCCCCTCGATCGCCGCCCTGCGGAGCTGCGTCATCGCCGCCTTGCGCTTCCGCAGGGTGCTGGCCTCTGGGATGTCGAGGTAGCTGGTGACCCACTCGTCTTCTCGCTCGATCGTGACCGAGATGTAGCGGGCCTGGTCGTGGAACCCGTAGTCCGCATGCACCCAGACGCCGGCCTCGCAGAGCGCCTTGGCGGTTGCCCGCTTGATGGCGGTAAGCGAGGCGTAGCTGTACTGGCGACCAGTGTCATCGATCCCAATCGAGTCGAAGTGCAGCGGCCCAAATTTGAGTGACGCCTCACACATCGCCTTGCACAGACCAGCGGTGGTCTGCGACTTCTCTCGGTAAATGCACATCCGTGTCGGCTTCGCAATCGTGTTCACGAATCACTCCCTTCAATCATGTAACGAGGAACGAACAACTCATTGACACGGCCGTAATCGGCCGGCGTCCAGCAGTCCCACTCCTTGCGGCGCTGGAGATCCTTCAGCAGGGCGAGGCAGCGGCTTCGGCCCTTGGCCATGAGGGCAGCAGGGAGCTGCGCAACGTGGCAGAGATACGGCTCGGTGGTGCTGGTGATGATGAACACCATCGGGTGCGCCGGCCATCCAGCAGCCACCGCAGCCGACCCGTAGAAGGCGGCTTGGATGTCATAGCGCCACTTCTTCACACTCGAGTGAAACGTCCACTTCGGATCGGGATCACTCGTTGTCTTGAAGTCATAGAGGACTTCAGCGGTCGCACCATCGACGCGGCACCGGCAGGCGTGGCCGTGCCACTTCCACCGGATGTTGAACTCACGATCGACCGACTCTTCGATCAGCTCGCGGGCCGCAGAGTTGGCAAGGATCTGCCTCGTCTGATCCCATAGCTTTTTGTAGTCCGATGGCGAGAGGGCGATGGCATCAGCGGGGAGGGCCGACTGCCACTCCTTGGCCGCTTTGCCAAACTGTCCTGTCGCCGTGAGGACATCGGCCGGGGCAATTTGAACGCGAGGCCAGAACAGCTCGTCGCGTAGCTCGCCCCAACTGTGCAGCAAGCTGCCGTAACTGAGGGCATCACTGCTTTTGGGGGGGGCTTCCCCCGCAACGTACCGGCGGTAGAATGCAACCGGTGAAAGGGCCAACTCCTTGAGTTGGGAGGCGCTGACCTCTGGGCGGGCGTGGTATTCCTCGTTCGAGCAGTGGTCGATGACGCAATCGGAATCTTCAATAGCAGCGGCCGGACTTGAACCGGCGACACCCGGCTTATGAAGCCGGTGGTCGGCAAGAGCTGCGAAAGAATCCTGCATTGCGTCAGGGTGGGTGACCCTGACGGCTGGCATGTATCTCTCCTTCTACGGGGTGATAGCTCGGCTGGGGGGTGACACCACTAGTGCGTGTCCCCCAAGG